AACCGTAAGTGCCGACATCTCCAGAGATGAACAGATCCACGTTGCAGCAAACACCCTTGTATGCCGTGAACTTGGCCACAGCTTTAGTAAGTCTCTCGACGACCTTCGTACAGCGACTGTTCAGTGGATCATGGAACCGCTGGGTAAATCGGATGAGAAGTATCTTGATGCTGATTTCTGGATGAGCCAGAGTGACTCTCTGCTCTACCAAGGCAAGGCTGATGGTCTGATTGAAACCAAACGTGCTCGGATGCCTGCATTCTTTGAGCACAGCAACTCTAATCTCCCTCAGTATGCCTAACGAACTCAGCCTTCAGCAAGCCCAAGGACTATCTACAGATTCCCTATTGGCTGAGCTTGAAGAGACCTTCCCTGAAGAATCTCCTGGTCGCACTGAATCCTATGAAGACCTTATGTGGAGAGGCGGCCAACGAAGTGTAGTGAATTGGATTAAACAGAGGATCGAAGATGGCGAAAGCTAAGAATGCTTCAAATCCGATGGCGGATTACCTTACCTCTCAAGGTAAGAATCCACTAAGCCCACTTCCAGCACCTCAACCGAAGCAGACATATAACCAACTTGTCAATACTCTAGGTAGTCAAGGTTTCCAGCCTATAACCGACTGGTCGAAAGTACCGGCTGGATCAGTCACTCGATCTGAATCCTACGTTACTGGCTTCCAGGGCAAGAACGGCTGGATCGGGGACAACCAGACTGCCCAGTTCTACAAGCCTGGAGAAGCTCCCCAGCCTGCTCCTGCTGCCGCTCCAGAGGCCCCTTCCAATCCTCCAGGCCCTACATCCACCAACCTCGATCAAGCCGGTGCTGTGGCCGCCTACGGGAACCCAGCTCTGACGATCCCAGGTGTCGATGTTCGCCTCACAGGGGAGAATGTAGGAATCAAGGCCAAGCGGTCGAAGAGTAGCTCTAGCGGTGGAGGCAGCGGTACAAGCCGATTAATTATTCCACGCTCCGCAGGTACAAACTCACTTAACATCTAATGTCTGCACGAAAAAGATATGACAGCCTGACTGCATACCGGACGCAATACCTCAACACTGCCATTGAGTGTGCCAAGCTGACCCTGCCCTATCTGATTCGTCAGGACTTATCTCAGACCAAGGGTTCAGTGCAGGTTCTTGAGACTCCATGGCAGAGTATCGGAGCGAAGGGTGTAGCCTCGCTTTCATCCAAGTTGATGTTGGCGCTTTTCCCAACACAGACTAGCTTCTTCAAGCTCCAGGTTGATGACAGCAAGCTGAAGGAAGTTGTTGACACTGAACAGAATCCCCAGATCAAGACTGAACTTGAGCAGAACCTAGCAGCGATTGAACGGGAGATCCTCGACAACATTGCAGAGTCGAATGATCGGATCGTCATCAACCAAGCACTGAAGCATCTGGTTGTCACCGGCAACGGTCTCTGCTACATGGGTAAGGATGGGATGAAGTTCTATCCATTGAATCGCTATGTCACAGATCGAGATGGCAACGATAACGTCATCGAGATTATCACCAAGGAATCAATCAGTGAAGAGATCCTTGAAGACGATCCGATCTACAATGAAGTCTTGAATCTTAATGACGACGACTCCAGCTCCAAGGATGAAGAAAATGACGACGATGATGATCCTATCGGCATGTCCGATAAAGTCATCTACACTCGCGTCTACCTAGAAGACAATAAGTGGTGCTGGTATCAAGAAGTCGATGGCATCATCATTCCAAAAACTAGAGGCCATGCTCCCAAGGATAAGTCTCCTTGGATCGTTATGCGCTTCAATGTGGTTGATGGTGAGTGCTACGGGCGTGGCAGAGTTGAAGAGTATTTGGGTGATCTTCGATCCCTTGAAGCTCTGATGCAAGCTATCGTAGAAGGATCTGCGATTGCAGCTAAGGCTCTATTCCTCCTGAACCCTGGATCTACCACCAAGGCTAAGACGGTTGCATCGACTGCCAATGGTGGAATCATCCAAGGCAAAGAGGGCGATCTAACTGTTGTTCAGGTCAACAAGTCTCTCGACTTCAGGACTGCTAAGGAAACGATCGCAGACCTCACGACTCGATTGAATGAAGCATTCCTGATCCTTCAAGTTCGATCTTCAGAGCGCACAACTGCTGAAGAGGTTCGGATGACTCAGATGGAGCTGGAGCAACAAGGCGGTGGGATGTTCTCACTCCTGACTGTTGAGCTTCTTCGCCCATACCTCACCCGTAAGCTCTTCGCTCTCCAACGAGACGGGAAGATCAAGAAGATTCCTGATCGCTACGTCCGACCAACCATCGTTGCTGGTCTGAATGCGATTGGACGAGGGCAGGATGCTGAATCTCTGCAACGCTTGATGATGACTTTCTCCCAGGCGTATGGGCCTCAAGCTCTTGCCCAACTCACTGATCCGACTGAATACCTCAAGCGTCTTGCAGCAGGCATGGGTATCGACACCCTCAACCTCATTAAGACTCCACAGGATGTCGAGCAGCAGAAGCAGGAAGCAATGAATCAGCAGAAGGAACTTTCCATCACTGATCAGACCGCTGCCCTGGCTAATACTCCAATGATGGACCCCACCAAGAACCCTCAACTCGCTAACAATGGAGACCCAAACGCCCAGCAAGCCAGTCAAGGCCAAGCTGACCAAACTGGAACCGGCACCCCCTGAGGTCTCTGAAGAAGAGATCGACGCTAACCCAAATCGCTACGCCAAACGAATCAAGATTGGTCGGCCTACTCTTGGTCGTTCAACCAACTACGTTGAATCGTTTGGCCTCAACAACCTACGTGTATTAACTGCAGATGGCCAACACCCTGACCTACGATCCGAGTAACGATCCTGAGATCACTGCTGCCGAAGAGGCGCGTGATTCTGAACTTCTCAGCATTGGAGAAGGTTTAGAAGAAGCTCAGAGCAATCTCCTTGCAGGGAAGTTTCAAGATGCCGAAGCTCTTGAAAAAGCCTACATCGAACTTCAGAAACTAGCTAGCCGTAAGTTCGCTCCTAAGGATGAGGAAGAGGTTGACTCGGAAGATAATGAAGATACTGTAGAGAACGACGAGGAAGAGCAGACTGAGGAAGAAGACGAAGAAACGTCATCCTTCCTTAATTCGATCTTTGCAGAAATCAACGAGCTTGGTTCCCTGAGCCAGGAGACTGCTGAAGCTCTCGGTGAAGATGTAGCCTCTGCTCTTGAAGCACTGGTAGCCAATCAACAGCAATCAGTTGAACTCTCTCCTGAAGAGACTGAACAGATTCAAAGCATTGTTGGTGGCCCAGAAGTCTACAATCAGATCATCCAATGGTCGAGTGCAAACCTCACTCCTGGTGAACGGGATGCCTTCAACGAGGTCATCAACAGTGGCAATATCAATGCCATCTATTGGGCAGTCAAGGGTCTCCAGTCCAGCTACGTGAATGCTGTTGGTTCTGACGGACAGATGATCCAAGGACGGGCAGCCTCTTCCGCTGGCCAAACCTTCCGCTCGATGGCTGAGCTGGTTCGTGCTCAATCTGATCCTCGTTACGATAAAGATCCAGCATACCGTGCTGATGTCGAAGCCAAACTTCTCCGGTCAGTAGACCTCTAACCTATGACATATTCTGCTGGAACTACTCAGTTCTCTGGATCCTCAACTACTCAACGGCCACCGCAAGGTAGGTTTGTAGATCGAGTCCAGCAAGTTTACACTGCCAACCCAGGAACTGCTGTCTTCACTCTTACCTCAGCAGCTACAACTAACGCTACAAACGTTAAGGCATCCAACGGTAACCTGCTTACCATCCTGGCCAACAATGCGTCTGCTTCTGCCAGATGGCTGAGGCTATACAACAAGGCATCTACCCCTACTGTTGGCACTGATACTCCGATTGTTGTTATCCAGCTCCCTGCATCTGGTTCCAAAGAGATCAATCTTGAACCTGGCTTGATCTTCAGTAATGGGATCAGTCTGGCAATCACTGGTGCTGCTGCTCTACTGGATACGACTGCAGTAGCTGCCAACGATGTGCAGATTGCACTCTCATACGTCTAATTTAGACATCAAGGTTTACCATGCCTTTAGGATTCGATCCGGCTAGAAAAGTAGCCTTTTCGCCAAGTAGCCTCGCTACAGCCGTTAATCAAGCAATAGGGAACCTCCTAATCAGTGCTATTGAAAGTAAAATGCCAGATCTAGTAGGTGGGACAATACCAGTCTCTCTAAACGTTGTTTGCCCACCACCCGGTACAGATGGGCAGATTGCATA